AACGGTCTCTTCCATGGTCCTTAATATGGCCTCAAGATTACCACCTGATGGTTGCAAAAGATATGGACGGAGTTGTGGGTCCAGTTCCTCTGGCATGTCGATTATGGCACCGGCTCCCGCCTGTGCTGACACTGATCGTGTCTTGACCAGACTTGGATGATTGGTCAGTGAAATGAGTTGTTCCGCCTCTGAATAACAGTTGCCCAGGAACCTCTGTGCCTGTGCTATGGAGTCGATGTCTGACACACCGATGCCCTTGATGGGTCCACGGTTGGCGTAGGCCCACACCGCTGGAACCTTGCCCAGTAGGTTGGGTTTGGACTCAACGATCTTCATTGGCTCCTTGGCGTCATTGCCGTTGTATGAATATAGTTCTATGGCGTCTGGCGTCCACTTACGGATGTAGAACTCACCCTGTCTCTGGTAAGGTCTCTCGTCCTGTTCCAACAGCATCAGTTCCGCCAACTCGTAGTGTCCATTGGGTTGTCTGATGAATCTCCAGTTGAGGATGTTCTCTGGCGTGTATATGGTCACGTAAGGCCTGATGCCCTGTGCCAGTTCTTCCGCCCTGGTGCCCACCACTGTCTCTGGACGATCCACTAAGATGCAGACATGTCCGTAGATCGAGCTCTGTATGTTGACCTCACGCATGAATGAGTCCCAACTCCTGCCATCCATGTCACAGTCCTTCATGAACTGCTCCAGTTCTGGTGTGTCTTCTAGGTTGCCGAATTCCCGCTTAGGTGATTGCCTGTATAGGAATGAGTTGTATGTGTGTATTATAGATCGGCAGTGATTGTCTTCAGCCGCGTGTGATAGTCTGGTTAGGTATTCGCCCTCGTTCTCGTATTGGTATCTCTTTAGATACATGCCCCTCTTGTATTCAGCACCACCCAGGTATGATCGCTTGAGGAACTTCCAGTGGTTGATATACATGTCATAGTCCCTGTGGACCGGTAATGAAATGGTCTTGCCTGATGAGTCCGTGAATGATGTGCTTGTTAAACCGTAGATGTCCTGTGCCATTATCTGATTGCTCCTATCTTGATTCCAAATCTCTCTGGTGCCTGTTGCTCATATGCCGTCTTGATTGGGTATAAGAATGATATGAGATATCCTAATGCGTCATTCATATGGTCAAATCCCTGTGTCTTGTCTGGCAACACGGTTCCCTCTTTGTATGTGTGTTTGCTGATACTATTTAACAGATTTTTACACTTGGGGTGTATGAACACCTGTCGCTCTCCAGAGGCTGAACACAACTTGGCGTTGACGGAATTGATCCTGTCCCTGACCGCCATGTGCCTTGGGGGCACCTTGCATATGAAACCCGAATTCATGAGAATGCTTAGATCAGTTTTACCACCCGCTGATGTTTTACGTTGTCTTGAAGCGGGATCTGGATAACAGAATATCTTCTTGCCAGGATAACGCCTGTGTATCTCCTGACACAGTTCATCAGTGTTGGAACTCCATATCTGTATCTCGTCAAAGATGTAGATGATTCCATTGTCTATATAACTCACAACAGCACACATGGGGTCCAAGTTGAAATCGCACGAGATGTGGATGATGTTGGTGTCAAGTGGCACATCAAAATGTCTCACGTTCTCGCTCATTGAGAAACCGTAGTAGATTATGCCCGAATACGTCTCCCACGTGGCCTGGTATTCCTGCCTGAACGTCTTGGCGTCTAGATCCCTCTTGGCCTGTTCGATCTCTCCCTCATCAACGAAACCACCATCAATGGTGGTGAACAGATAACTGTTCCAGTCCGTCTCGGTTGGGTCCTGTCCACGTTGGTATAGGTCATGGAACCAGTTCATGCCCTTGGGTGTGCCAGCGAACAATGCCAACCCTTTTGTGTCTGACAGTGTAGGTCTGAGTGTGGCGGACCAAGATACTTCATTTATATCAGCACATTCATCCATTACTAAAAAATCTATACCTACTCCTCTTAAAGAGTCTGGATTGTCAGCACCCCTGAGGCAGATCCTTGACTTGTTCTTGAGTTCTATGGTGAGTTCAGCCTCGTTGACCTTCTTGATCCAACGCAGGTCTTTCAGTATCTCTTTGAGTTTGACCCAGGCTATCTGTTTGGCCTGTCGGTATGATGGTGCCACATACCAACACACACGTCCAGGTATCCTGGCGTGGTAGCAAAGTTCCCTGATTGCCAAAGTGGTCTTGCCAAATCTCCTGCCAGTGACCAACACCCTGAATCGTGCCTGGTCATCCGCTACCTTGCGTTGCGGTGTCGATAGTTTCATATAATCTTAGTTATAGACGCTCTAGTATGATGTCAAAAATTGCCGAGGCGCCCGTGGTGGCTCCCGCCTTGACCCTGACCTCGAAGTCTGTCTTCTCTGGGAACGCCAATGGCACTGGGTATTCACATGTGACCGGTGTGCCCGATGAACCATACACTCCCTGGACCCTGAACGCACCATTGAAAGGTCTGGCCACGCCTTGGAATACTGTATCTTTGACCTTTTCCAATGAACCTTGGAACTTGAGGATGTAGGCCCTGTGTCCTGCCGGCACGGTGTAGACAGCCATAAGGGTCTGTCCATTACCAGCCAATATCTTGGCTATGGTGGTGTCAGTGGAATCTGCTTGTGTGTGGACCAGATCTATGTTTCCAACGTTAGTGGTCTGTCCCGATGCTGGTGTTTTCACGAATGCCCTGAAAACCCTGATGAAAGTCTTGTCGCCCCTGGCTCCCGCCACGGTGATGTCCTCTTCTGCTAGATTGTAATCTTGATCAAGTCCTTTGACGGTTATGATGGCCCCGGTGTCACTGCCTGATGATGAGGTTATCTGCACCGTGCCAGCGGTGGCTGGATATGTGTATAGGTTGTTGCCATCCCACACGGTCTGGAACGTGGCTCCCACTGATGATGAGAAGCCGAACTTGTTCACGTGTGAGAGGTCATTCTTGAAATCGCCCCTGGCTATTCCTATGTTCCTCGCTATGTCGTTGTTTGGATGTCTAAGATCTTTGATTGATGGCATTCGCTATCCTCCTATAAAAATCTATTTGTCTTCCCACGGTAATGGTGCGTTGGACTCTTCGTCAGTTGGTGAATCCTGTTGGCCCAACCAATTTTTTCCCAAAAACATAAGCATCCTGGCGTCGCCAGCCAATGCCTTCTCGAACTGTGCCCGTCTCAGGCTCTTCTTACCTTCAGCCCTGCCCTTGTCTATGAGGTTCTTGAATCTCTTCTGTAGTGTTGTGACCGATGTGCCCACACAGTCCGCTATCTCCTCGTAGGTGCAGTGCATCGAGGCCAGTTTGAAGATCAGGTCATGATCTAACTTGTATGATTTCTTCTGTGCGTCCATTATAGGTGTTTCTCCCCTACCACTATCCTGAATCTCCTCACGTCGGTGTCCCCACCGCCAGTGGTTATGGTCACGTCCACGTTGTAGACGTTGCCCGCGGTGCCTCCCTCGAGCCTCACTGATACCACGGCACCCGCGGTGGTCACGTCAGTGGCCGCGTCCGTTGGTAGTTGTAATGGGCTGGCGTCGCCCGTGATTGATTCTATGCTGACCGATGCGGTGGCGATGTTGTCTCCTGAATTGAGATAGTCCGACCAGTCTATGCCGTATTGAATGTTGGCGTTGGGGTGCTTCTCGATGTATGCCCCTTGGTTGTCTCTCTTGAATCCTGTTAAGTTGGCCATTAAGTCTCCTGTCTTACCCTAGGGATTGATGATCTATCAGTGAAACCAGGCCTCATTATCTTGAAGTTCCTTGTTTCCTGCTTCACTTTGATCGCCCTCGTTTCCGTGATAACTTTATTTACACGAGTTTCCCCAAGAACTTCAATGATGTTATTTTCTATCGGCACCACCAGGGTCCTGATCTCCTGTGGCACCTTGATGGTGTTGAATGGATCTGGCAGTGTTATCAGCCTTCCCACCGCCAAATTGCTGTAGAAAGCGGATAGCGAGGTTGATCCTGATGCGATGTTGTAGTTGGCCTGTGTGGATTGCGTGAAAATGGAATCTATGCTCTTGGTGATTTCATAGACCGCGGTCGCGTTGCCTGATAACGTGATCCTGCCCGTGTATTCAACCACAGTTGACCTGCTGGTGAAGTTGGCGTTGGCGGACATGGTGTTGATGGCCGTGAACTGCTGTGCCTGTCCTGACACCACGATGTCTCTGAACCTTGTGACTGAACCGGTCTGTGCGAACGCGGCCGTGATGGTCTGTGGCGTGCCAGTGGTGTAGTTGGCGTTGACGGACATGCTTGACACCGAAGGTGGTGTGACCACGTCTCCCCTGAACCTGACTATGGTCAGTGTGCTGTTGGCGAACGCCGTGATGGAGACCGTGGCCTTGGCCAGGTAGCCACCCAGGGCCTTGGTGAATGTGGATCTTATGAATACGTCATCCAGGTAGTCCCAGGAGTAGTCATCCAGGTCATTCCAATCCCTGTCGATGTATTCGGATTCAGCGAACGTGTTCCACGTGGCGTCCGGCATGTGACCGATCGTGGTCACCACCGCCCTCAGGAACCTAGGTGAGAACGCCCTTACCTGCGGCAGGATAGCCAGTGAAAGGTCGATGGCGTCACAGGCGACAGTGCTGATTACATCAAGTCGTGGTGTCTCGGCCGCACCACGTAGCCTGGTGCAAGTGACCGACATCGAGAACACGCTGTCCGATGATGAGCTGGTGCTGAACACCGTGCCCTCGGCCTGTATGGTGAACGTGCTGACCAGGTCCTGTGCGTTAAGGACGTAGTCGGCCTCGAAATAGGTCTGTGGTGTGGCGTAGTCCCCGAAGCTGGTG